GGCTCTCCCCGTCCGCAAAGGCGGATGGGGCGGAGAACGCGTCAGAAACGCCTCTCAGAGGCTTTCGGAGGACGAGGAAGCTCAACTGTCCAAGGCATGGAAGAAAGCCGTCCAGGAGGCCGCAGAAACGCACAATTTCATGAAGTACGCTCTCTACGTGGATGTCTGGCGGAAAATCTACGGTCGCCCTCTCCCCGCCTATCCCCCCATGAGGGAGGAGAAACGGTTCTACCGGGAGGTACACGCTCTTCAGAAGCAGATGTCTCAGGACTCCTGAAACGCACCTCGCTTCGATTGCTTCCCGCGCGTTCATGCGATACAATAATGGCATACAGAAGCATTGCTGATTCGGCTGTTACGGTTTACGTTTCTAAGGCATTCGGCTATCGGAGGTATTCACATGGCAAAAAACAGATTCGGCGACGATGACTGCGCCTCTACCGGCAAGGATCACGTCTTCTCACCTGAGCATCCGCCCAAGCCTGAGGAAGGCGGCTCCTTCGTCTTTTCGGACGAGGAATTCTATAACAGGGTCCTTGATGCCGCCTGTACCTTCGTCCCCGTCAAGCGGGCGGCGAAGCTTTTCTTCATGTCCGACAACGAATTCGACAAGAGGTGCAGAAAAGTCTTCCACGGCATGTCCGCCAACGATGTCTTCGACTTCTGTGCGAACAAGGCCGACATCGAATGCCGGAAGCGCATCAACGAACTTGCCTACGACGGCAACAAGTCTGCGCTCGACATCTGGACGAAGTACATCGACCGCATCCAGAAGGAAGAGGCCAACGATGCCATGAAGATCGCCATCGTCTCTCTTCCCAAGGCTTCCGAGATCGCTTCGGGAAAAGATACTCACAGCGATGCTGATGGCACCGACAACGGCGGCATTGGCGGCAATGAAGATGATGACGGAGGTGTACATCTCGATGGCAAGGAGTGAGAATTCCGATCTCTTCCGGCGCGAATTCGAAGCAGCCGTCAGAGAACGTACTAAACAACTGGGCGCGGAAGGGGCTATCGCGATCAACTCCGACTTCAAAGTTCGAGTACGCGCAATGGTCAATTTGCACCCAAGAGAGCTGAAAATCGACGATAATCCTATAAAAAATCCAGAATTGGTAGCACCTCGTGAGATGTCACTCCGGTACCAGACATTCTACTATTACAAACGCAAAGGGACGAGACTTCCGAGGAAGGAAAACGAGTATTATATCGTCAGCGCACCGTTCTATGACCTGCACCATTGCCGATACGGATCGTACGAAGACCTTCTTGCTCGTGGCGGTGAATGGGCCAAGTGGCTCGTGACGTATACCAACCTGACGCCGAGACTGTTCGAGATCGCAAAACAGAACGAATGCGCATCGTTCCAGCTGGCGGTGAACTGGGAGAAGCTCGCCGAGGCACAGGGGAGCGACATCTTCACCTTCAACGGACTCGTGAGGAAGATGGTGAAGGAAGAAAGAGCGCAGAAGGACAATAATAATAAGGATAATAAGGATAATAAGGATAATAAGGATAATAAGGATAAGGACAAGGAGGCAGAGAAATGACGGTGAACGATTACCTCCGCGCAAGGGCACTGGGAGTCCTTGGCAACGTTGTCCAGGGCGGATCGCCTGCGGAACAGGGACGACTGACGTTTATCAGCGACACGCAGAGAATCGCAGTCAATAAGATCCGCACCTATGATATATGGTATAAGGGCGACAGCGCAGAGCTGAACAACCGGTATAATAAGGAAAATACGATCGGGTTCAATTACGAGCCTATTTATTATGAGAACGACCGTAACATGTTCTGGGCGGTGGCATCGACCGAGAAGGACATCAAACGCACACACAGCGGAATGCCTCAGGACATCGTCAACACGCTTGTCGGGCTCGTGGACAGACCGGTGATCAGCGTAAGCCGCAATACGGGAAACGAAGAAGACGAGGACGAAGGCGAAGACGAGGAAGAAGGACAGGTTGATCCGGTAACAGGACAGCCTGCTCCGAAGAAAGTCAAGATCGAGAAGGATACACCGGAGACCACCATGCTCCGGGAGATTTTCAGTGAGAGCGGATTCTGGGATGTCTACACCGGCGTACAGATGCCGATGACGCTTGTCGAAGGCTGGGGATGCTATAAGATCAGCTGGGACCTCGCAGTGTCCGACCATCCCTATATCACATACTACCGTGCGGAGAACGTGGACTTCATGACGAAGTGCGGGAAGGTGATCGGCATCGTCTTCAAGGACTGGTACCGTGGGAAGAGGGAAGGCGACAGATATCTGGTCACAGAGCTGAGATACCTGAAACCGAGAAGAGAGCCGGAGACCGGAAGAATCACACGCGACCTATATATGGAAACGCGCGCGTGGAAGGTGAGCGGCGGAGACGGAGAACAGGATACCGTCATTTACCAGGACGGGCTAAGCGACGTCCCGGAACTGGCGGGGGTCGAACAGGATCTCATGATCAACGACTTCGACCAGCTTCTGGCCCAGCCGTGCATCTTCTACCAGGATCCGACAGACGACTGCAGTCCGGGGAGATCGATCTTTCAGAACAAGATCGACCTGTTCGACGATCTCGACCAGGAACTCTCGCAGCAGAGCATGTGTGTGAGAAAGAGCACGCCGGTCGAGTACTTCAACAGCGACTTTCTGGAGGTCGACCCGAATACAGGACTTCCGATCCAGCCGAAGGAATACGACCGCAAATACGTGTTATATAAAGGCGGCACCACGATCGACGGTACGACGAATACGAATCAGCCGGTGCAGGTCACACAGCCGAGCGTAGACTTCTCGAGATACGGTCAGGCGGTCACCGATACGGTGTCTCAGATCCTCAGCGGACTGATGAGTCCCGCAACGATGGGCATCAATGTCGCCGTGCAGAGCACCGCCCAGAGCCAGAGGGAGAAGGAGAAGATCACGATCAGTACGGTGAAGCATATCCGCAACCGCCTGAATACGATCCTGACGGGAGTCGTGAACGCCGCGCTGGCCGCCGAGGAATACATCCGGACAGGTCAGATCACACAGAAGAGATACGACGTGTCGATCAAGTGGGCCGAGTTCGCATCGATGAGCTTCGAGGACAAGGCCGCCGTGCTCACAGGTATGCTGGACAACGGGGACATCAGCCCGAAACTGTATATGCAGAAACTGTACGGCGAGTCCCTTTCGAAGAAGGACTTCGACGACGAACTCAGATACCTCACCAAACTGCATGATCCGGATCAGGGCGGAATGGGAACCGAGGCAATGGGTCAGGATATGAACCAGGGCATGGATCAAGGCATGGGAATGGGAGACCAGGGCCAGGATCAGAACGATCCCAATAAGATCGCCCAGATGATCGGGCAGGGCGGAGGCGATGCTGCCGCCGTGCTACAGGGCAAGAGCAACCCGAAAGGCCCGGCCGGACAGAACGCTCCGGGCGCCAGGAAGCCTTTGAAACAGAAGGAATAGCGTATGGGACCGGTCGTCGAGAAGTGGCTGATCGAAGCCACGAAGACGGTGTACTCCGACATCGGAAGACCGTTGCGTGAGATCTATACGAGATCAAGGGATGTGGCCGTGCGCTGCATCCCTTATCTCAATCCGCAGGAAGCGGCATACCTGGCACAGGCATGCACCGATCTGGCCAGGAAATGCAAGGCGAGACTGAGGATCAAGCCGGACGAAGACCTCGCCGTGCTCATGGCAAGACCGTTCATGATCAAGCCGATGGAACACGCCGCCAATGTCATGGACAAGAGACTGCAGACGAAGGCCAAGGCGGCGATCCTGGAAGGGCAGTTCGGATATAACCGCCCCCATGCTGTGATCTTCTATCTCTGCAGCTGGCATCAGAAGCCGGCGGAGGGGCATAAGAATCTCCAGGGGAAGATCTACGTCGACCGTTTCTGGCGGCAGACGCTCAGAGATACGGGCGAGGAATACCTTATACCCGCCGTGCAGAACATGATCCGTGCAAGATCGATGCTGACGGTTCAGGAAGCCACACAGGATCCTTACTGGCTTATCTACCGTCCGTACTGCCGCCATTACTTTGTGCCCGTGCCTACCGATGAGGTCATGGGATCGGTATCCGACCGTGAGGTGCTGATGAACCACCCCGAGGCAAGGATGCATGTCCACCGTTCGATGGACGACCAGACCCGGAGGGAAAAGTATATAAGACGCCGTGCTACCATATCCGGAAAACTGCAGAAGATCCGGGACCGTAAAAAGACCCCTTGAACAAGGGGCCTTTT